GCCCGAATTACAAACCGATCACGCTAGGTAAAAACACCTAAACGATCGATTTATATGTAACAAAAATATTCGGACATACATCTAATAAATTGCGATCCAAGAGAAGTAAAAATTTACAACTCGAATAAGACTTCCAGTCTTACACGAGGTTGTTACAAAACCTTCTCTATCGCAAAGCAATAAATGTAAGACTGTTATTCAGTCTCATCCAGGCACATATCACTATGTGCCCCCCTTCGACCGCCGAAGGGTATCCTACTAACAAGTCAGACATGTTAGTTCTTAATGGTGTTTAACGTCCACATGACGGAGTGTGTTTTACGTCCACATGACAACAAATTAACGCCCCAGTTAATCTACAAAATATATATATATACAAACATAAATATATACAAACAAGCACCATTTAAGATGCTGTTGGGTTACCATACGCATATAGAATAGGAGCTCCCACGAACATACCAAGCGTAAAATCTTCACCTACACTGGTGAAATGGTCGATACGAAAATTTTGGTCTCCTTCCCATTGTGATGTTTCACAAGCAACTTCAACAGCTTGTGTATCTCCAGTACCAGACATATCTAAAAATCTACCTGGTCTAAATCTTTGTCCTATAGAATAATATGGTAATTCAATTTCCAATACATTATTTAATGATATAGGAGTAATAGCAGTACCATTTAAAGTAGAACGTTTCATGTTCTGTAATGCCTTACGTCTAGTACCAACTAAAGTTTGATCAAGGGCACGAATAGCCTCGGAAAATTGTGTTGGACTACTCGCTTTATGACGAGTGACTGACAATAGGGGGTTCGCTTGAGTATCCCTGGAACCTGCAGTCAACCATTTGTGACGCAAGCTACCTCTTTGACAAACAAAAGCTGGAGCAAGATAATTTAACAATGTCATAGAACAAAAATTGTAAGGCTTATCAACAGGTGTTGAACCTACACCTTGATCTATACCATTGGGGTCCCAACCCCTAAATAAAGGCATCCCTGGATAATTTAAAAGATAATATCTAAAACCACTTCCAGTCTTTTGGGGCCAATATGAATTATGATACTGATAACGTCTTAAGAGATCTTTAAAAGATACAATTCGTTCTCCTTGATAAACAAGATATTGATTATCGTCCTTCAATAAAGGAGCATGTTCAGTCCCATAATTTTCTATGGGATTCCCTCCTACAGGATTGTTAGAATTATCAGTTGATTTTGCCATTTCAGCTTGTTGTTGGAAATAAGACAATTTAGAAAGATTATCACCTGGTATAGCAACAGCGAAATCATCACCTGCTGCAACCCAAACTTGAACTTTAATATCAGCTGGTTCAGTAGAAGGAGTCGCAAGTTCATTAACAACATACACTGTAAGTGTACCATTATCAAACTGTGTTCCTCCTGCAACTGAAGTTCCTGTTTTAAAAGTGTCATTTGCAGATACACCATCAATTCCATAACATGCACCCCATGCTCGAATATCTGTCCATTTACATTCATAATCAAACTCTCTATCATTGGAAATATCTATTGTAGTTGAGTAAACTTGATTGAAAGCAACGGGTCCTGCGTTGTTTGTTTTAGGATTATAAACTAATCTCAAACGACCTCGATGATATTCTGAACAAACTACCTTAAAATGAAACTTAATGCTACCTTGCCATGCCTCAAAAGGACATGATGCAAATGCAATAGCAGTAGAATGAGTTTCAACCACTGGAAATGCTGACAATTTATCTATACAGAAAGGTTGCACAGACATTGAAGCCAGTAAAGTATCGGTAGTGGCCGATTCAGGCCAATCAAATTGGCGCCAAAACGTCATTCGAGATGCAATGGAATGAATAGTTAATTCATCAGCACCACCAAGACCCATAGTTCTAGTATCAACAGATAATTCATTTTTAGAATCAAGTGATAATTTTAAAACTGTCTCAGGTGCGTCTGAATTTGCTAAATTTCCAGCATAACGTGGTACATAAGGTTGAATATCTGATAAAACTGCTGGTCGTGAATAACCAAACAAACGTGCAATGCTACCAAGTTTAGAAGCCATCATACTAGTGGCCTTGGCATATGGTGCAACATAAGGTATCATAGTAAGAGCATTAGCTGCTTTAGCAACAGCTGATGCTGGTTTACTAATCAAACCATCATGTTTAAATTCATCACCCCGCATAGTATTACTACTTTTCATGGGTGACTTCTTTGCCTGTTGTTCAAATGGTTTAGGAAAACCAAATTGATCAATTTCAACAATAGAAGAAGTATCTGATTGTGCTTCAACTGTAGTAGGAATAAGAAGAGAAACATCTTCTGCCCATGCAAATATGGATACAGTAATAGGATCTGTTCCTCCATTAGCATGTCGTAAAACGTCAAAATCGTGAATTTTACATTCACCCATTTGATCTTCCCATCCAGTTGTTGTAATATCTAAATAGTTTTCAGGCCAAATAAAAGGTAAACACATATGTCCTCCTTCAGATGAACAAGGATCAATCAATATATGTGGTTTATTTGAAGCAGCTATAAGATCTTGAATGAAAAATGACCGGTTAATGGTAACTTGATCATTCTCAAGATAAGGGTTATAAGATAACATTGCCCTTCCATAATAAAAGGAATTACCATTAATCAAAACTTTCAAACATAATTTACATCTTAAGTTCCTAAATCTATTTATTTTCTCAAGAACATCAGAATTACCAAAATAGTCTGACCAAGGATTAAAACCTTGAAATAACTGTAATCCTGGTGTCCATTGATATTGTTGAATCTTGACTGGTCTCGACAAAAATTCTCCAAGTCCTGCGTCGTCGAATCCGCTAAGCTTAGAAGTCTCATCTGGAGTTGCCGCGACATCGTATGTCCACGGTGTATCTCCATCAACAAAATGAACATTTTCAGATGTTGTATTTTGAGAAATCTTAGCTATCATAAAACTTGGGCCATCATTAGCTGATGACGGGCTATTATTATTAATATCAGTAAGCGTATTTAAAAATACCAAAAGAATGCTGCTTAACATTTCTAATGGCAATGATGTTTTGTTGGATGACGAATCCTCCGGTAAATACCGGTATACCACGAGGGGTATGTCATAATGTACAAAGCTGTTCACATATTATGTAAACATATAAAATATAATATCGTGCAGTAATCCATATATACATTCCTATTTTCAACTCTAGTTATACAATCCCGAATAGGTTCGGAATGGATGTTTTTAACGTCTACCCAAGACGGTATGAATCATTTAAGATTCGAAATGTTTGCGTTTAAATTGGGCTAAACGCACATCGTAATCATCATACAATGAATTCATTACAACACCAAGGTCTTCATTAACATCTTTACTTAAGTTCTGCAACTGAAGACGTTCAGCAACTTTGATCATTTGCCCATGACGAAGCGTGAATAATTCTCTCCCATGATGAAACCATTCTCTTAATGCTGTTTCAATATTTCCAGCAGCATGCTGTTTAGCACCTATAGTAGATTTCAAAACAGTATGTAAACTTTTAAAAATTGAATCTTCATCCAAAGCTCCATGAATTAATTCTGTCTCCTCATTATAAACGTTTTTACGTTTGAGAAAATCAGACTCTAAATCATTCATATACTTTGTGGGAACAGATTCCTTATCTGGCATAGTAAAAATAATATCATTTTCTTCCATATAATCTGCAAAAGAAATATGATTAAACCAATCAAAGCCTTTCTTAACAGAACCCTTAGCATCATCGCCGTACGTGCCCAAAGCACACACTGCTTTAAATTTGGGTAATGTTTTCAAAGTATATCCATTTTTCAGGCCATTATAAGCATAGCCACAACGAAAATTCAAACAATTGTCTACACAATTTCCATACACAGTCATATTATTGCCAGAAGGGTGGGATCCATTATGAATGATTAAATCACCATTATAAGCAACCACCGAATAACTAATTTCAGTGGCAATTCCACGCATAATCAACAAATCATCCGCAGAATATGTTCCACACTTCTCACAAACATTACAAAATACTTTGTAGGAAGCCATTAGCATTTGAGCGGGCATACGTAAATCAAATTTACTATAGTCACCTGC